GATATGATAGAGAACGATTTACAATAAAAGGGGCATAGTCCTTGAAGTCAAGTTCATCATCTGGTTTCTTAGTGTGAAGAACCAGGTTTACAAAGTCGAATGGTGTCATTTGAATTCACATTCCACCATAATTTCTGTGAGACATGCAATCAAATTGATTTCATGGTCAGCCACAAATGCCGATTGATATTGGTACTTGGCAAGGATAAGAACCAATTGAGGCACCGAATTGGCTTTCAATAGTTCGTATAGAACATCATACAATTTACGAAAAATACGTGTAGGATCATTATCCAAGTTATTGGTCACCCATTTACGAGCACCAGCAAAGTCTTTATCTTTAAGTGACTTAGTTAACTCACCTAGTTGTACATCCGAAACAGAGGCTAGAATGCCTTTGTCAATACTACCTGATACACCATATCGTTGTAATTCATTAAGAATACGGCGATTATCAGGGAAATGTTTAGTGACAACAGCGGCTACAACTTCTTTATCGTATGTGATACCTTCTTCTTTTAGTATAGATTCAACACGTTTGAAGAATGATGTGGCCATCTTGGCTTTAGAACCATTTGGTTTAACATCAATTACAGTACAACGGGAATGAATAGGATCAATGATACGATTCTTAAAATTACAGGTGAATATGAAAGAACAGTTAGATGCAAATTCTTCAATACCTGCACGTAGAATAGCCTGTGCATTAGGTGTTAGATAATCTGCTTCATCTAAAATAATGACCTTACGACCACCAGTCAGAGACATTGACGAAGCATAGTTTTTGATTTTAACACGAATGGTATCGACACCATTCTCATCAGAACCGTTAATGATAATGTAATCACAACCTACTTCTTCACACATAGCACGAGCAACAGTAGTCTTACCGACACCTGCTGTTCCTGCCAGAAGTAGATTGGGAATCTCTTTACGATTTACAAATTCCTGAAAGGTTGCCTTTAAGGCATCAGGAAGAATACAATCTTCAATTTTCTGTGGACGATACTTCTCCACCCATAACATATGTTCTGACATTCAAATACTCCATAATATAATTAAATTTCATCGTGCCATTTAAAGCCAAGAAGATGCTTGGCAAAAAATCTGATGATGGCATTTGGTTTAGTGGGTCTATACACAAACATAGATTCTGAGATTTCCCACTTACCAACATTCTTTGTAGAAGGCTTCACAACAAATGAGGTAGGTTGATACCAACTGCTACCTGTAATTGTACCAATAGTACCGGTACCACCATTACTAATCAAAACACTATTACTAATTGCAGTAAGATTCCATTGTCTCTTTCGCCATTCTTCATTCCATTGTTCACTTGGAGTAAAATCCAAGTCCAATTCAATTTGCTGAGTTAGAGGCCAAAAGAAATCAATCTCTAACTGTTGCATTACTTAACCTCAACCATACTTTCATATAAGGCTTCAAACTCTTTAGATTCTGCAACCTCAGTTTGAAATGAGTTTTTGTGTTGTGTCTTTGCCATACGCTTTAGAATTTTTTTAGGAATCTTCAGTTCGTCATGTGCAATGTCAACAATATCTTTGATGGCTTGATTATTACCATCATTCTTGTGCATATGAAGTACAACTTCATCGACATAACCTTTTAATTTCTTTAATGCTTCATCATCATAAGAACCAAATAAAGTATTAACCTTAGTCATGTTAGTCTTGACCTTTAATTAATCCAACAATTTCATAATCTTCTTCATCACAAATGATGCTGCCGTTTACAAGATTAACACCAGTTTTTCCAGCTTGTTCACCGTCTGGAATTTTAAATACAGCAACAACATGTGCTGTATTGATAGCAACACGGTTTTTACTAATAGCGTCAGTAACATAAATCATATTATTCTCCAAATTTAGATTCTTTGGCTTCAATTGCAATCCAATATTGCAAGTCGCCTTTTTCATTGGCAAATGTTGCTAGTCCTTTTGATGAGATTTCAACATTATATGTACCAGGAATCATCTTAAAGTTTTCAACTAAAAAGACTGCCTTATACTTACTCTCATTATCGGTTGTACCGATTTCAATTGTGTTTGTGTGTGCTGAATCATCTTTAGCGTTGAAACAGGTTACAGAGATTTTAGAACCATCAGATTCAAAAGCAATGTTAGGTGAACCCAACACAGCAGCATTTTTTAATGCTTGTGCCAAGTCTTCATCTTTTAATTTAAATGAACCATCAACCGAAGGTAAAGTTAAATCTTTTTCTGGTGCAGCCACAATCATAGATTTGGCAGTCATACGATACTTAGTCTTAGAACGACCAGATTTGAATACAACATTATTTGCATCAAAAGCCAACTCAGTATCTTTACTAAGAGAGTGTACAGACAAGAACTGGTTCAAGTCATAGATACAAAAGTCTTGTGGGAATTCATCATTCAAAGTGGCTTTTGCAAGCACGGTCTTTGTTGAAGAAATCGTGGCAATTTTATTGCCTGTTTTAAACTCAATACCAGAATTAATTCCAGCAAAGTTTTTCAACACGTTAAGTGTTTCGTTCGATAGTTTCATTTTTCACCTCATCATCATTAATAGAATAGATTATATCATGTTCATACAAAAACATCAAGCAACACATTGCGTGGGCTAAATGGTGTATGCCGGATTCTGGATCAAGTTGTTCACCTTTTTTCCATGCCCAAATATGCCGTTCCATTGCATCAAAATACCTGCGTTTAGAGTCAGGTACTTTTTGCCAATTACCACGTTCATATTTCTGTGCACCAAAAGTCAAGACCTTTACTGTTTCTTCTAGTGCAAATGGTGGAAGTAAACCAAATTCTAGTTTACCTCCATCAAATTTTCTTCCAGGTCCAGGTACTAGTCCTTTTACTGGTTCAGAGGATTTCATCTGGTCTCTGATCCATTTTTGTTGTCTATCATATTCAGTATTAACTGAATAACCTTCATCATACATTACATCTCTCCAACAAAGTTAGCCACAGCTGGCATATCTCCCTTGAAATGATATGTACCAATATGGTCAGTCTTCATCCATGGACATAACCAAATGTCTCCACCAATCTTACGCCACATTTGACAGAACATATAATCTTCTGACAAGTAACGGTCAGAACCGCCGCCAGTAATTGATTCTTTAGTATCAATAACAGTATCAAAGAAGGCGTGAATATAACGTGAACCATCAAAATTAGCTTGACCAACATGGTCTGGTTTATAACGAATCATTGGATATGCTTCTTCCATTTTAGCAAACACGTTACGATTAACCAACATAAAACCTGTACCAATTTCAAGAACCTGAAGTGGTTCAGTTACAGAAAATTTTTCTGTACCTTTAACTGGATTAAAAACAAAATCACCAGTAATATTACCTAGTTGATTTTCTTCCATAGTTGGATTTTTTTCCAATGCCTTTTTAACAGCACGCCATTTAATGGCTTTCTTAGGATAAGGACCACCAATAACATCTTTATCTAAAGCCAATAGAGCAATAACGTCTTGTGGATTAAAATGAATGTCAGAATCTAAAAATAATAGATGTGTACATTCTGAACGATGGATGAATTCATCCACCAAATAATTTCTTGCTCTAGTAATTAAAGATTCATTGAAAAGAAATGAAAATTTAATTTGAATACCGTATTGCATACAGATTGCTTGTAAATCAAGACATGCCTTGGCATAAAGGCCATGATTCATACCACCATACATTGGTGTCGCTACAAATAAACTTTTCTTTTGTAGTTCTTCTTTTTTAATTGAAATTTCCATTTGCTCTCCAAAGAGTAAAAAAAGGGAGTACCAGCCGTTTGGTGGTCTCCCTAATAAGTGATTAAGCTAAGCTGTAACCTGCTTGTAGTGCTGTGCGCACCATAGCTTTAGTTGGCTTACCCATGCGGTAAGAAGCAACTTTAACACCGTTAGCGTTGTACTTGGTGTTAGTGTAGATAACGTGACCTTCTTGACGAAGTTCATCGATACGAGCAGACACGTTGGTAATACCAAAACGGCGGCGTGCTTGTTCTACTGTGAAGGTGTTGTAACCTTCTGTTTTACTCAATGCATTCAACATACGTTGTTTTGCGGATAGTTTAGTCATAATAATCTCCTAATGACAAAGTTTCAAAGTCTTGTTTTCACAAGTATTCACATTATACTATTATATAGTACTTCTGTCAACCATTTCCATGGTATATTTTATTATCTACCAACTTGTGGTAGATATTTTGCCTTGGTTTCTTCCCAAGACATATATATCAAGTCATCATAAAACAACGATTCATAAGATACATTGTTCTTCTTTTTCAACATTGATATACGACCTTTAGCGTATTTGGTTTTCCAAATTTGCGTCAAGGCTTCTTCACTGGTATCAAATGATTTAACCAGTTCTTTATCACCAATCTCCTTGCGGAGAAATTCATTGGTGTTATTGTAGAGAGGAGAAAAATAGATACCTCTCTGATGTTCTGTACGAATCAATTCTTTTGGAATACCTAGTTTAGAATAGGCAAAATTAAGTGTACGATTTTTATGGTCACGTTTCAATGGTAAGCCTTTTGGATTTTTGGCTTCCCACCATTCAAAATATTTTTGAGTGTAATTTTCTTTCACCCAATCATAGACCATATTTACTGTTTTTCTGGATGGTTCAAATGCGACTGAACCTGATGAGAATCCCATTTTATTCCAATGTTCCAAACCATCATACTGAGATAGACCATTGGACTTTGTATTACCATAAAGAGAAGTAGTGGTAACACCAACGAGTGTATTTCCATATCTTACCTTCCAATCATTTTGAACTGTATCTGATAAACATAATAAGGCAAGCAACTTGCCGCCCATATAATTAAAACCTAGTGGTTGTAGAGGAACAATCGTAGAACCAATAGCTGTATGATTAATCATATTGCCAGTAGTTTTAATATCTCTTGGCCAACCGATGGCCTTATCTCTTGGTGTAAGGTCTAGAAAGTCGGATGAAATACAAATAACACCAAGATATTTTTCGGTTTGTCCATCTATGACTGTATAAAATAGATTACGACCAATGTTGGAATTGTTCTTCATTGTAGAAGAAAATGTACGTACAGTATTCCAGATTTCTGCAGTAAAATCTTTATCTTCATTACCATTAGATAATTTTAATATAGGTCTTAATTTTTCATAATCATCTGGTGATTCTGGTACCCAGAATTTGGATTTAACTTTCTTAATATCCGTTTCTTGTTTGAGGTCAACTAACTGGATTTCTGATTTATCATTAGAGTCATCAAAGAAAGATAGAATTGTATTCACTTCTCTGGTTGGATATTTCTCATGTACCTCTAACCATTTCTGATATAACGTATACTCACGAACATCCATTTTAGATGCATACGTTAAATCATCAATCAATTTTGATTTGACTTCTTCTGTGTCGATATGTTCAAAACGTTCTGGTTCATTTTGAATTTGCCATAAACGCCATTGTTCGTCAACAGAAGGTATTTCTTTTTTAGTTGCCATTAGGTTGTTGTTTTGCTAGTTGTGCCATAGTTTTAGGATTAAAATACTTACGGCGAATCTTGTTCAATTTCTTCAAACCAAATTGAAATGCCAATGGTTTGACACGACTAGTATACACTATTCCGTTCATATGGTCAAGCTCATGGAGGAAAACTCTCGCACTTATGCCATCAAAAGTTGCCTCTCTTTTCACACCTGTGAAATCCTGGTATTCAACCTTAATTTTTTTAGGTCTGGTAACTCTCAACATCAATAACGGGAAAGTTAGGCAACCTTCCTCCATATGTGTTTCACCTTCCGATTCAATTAATTTTGGATTAAAACAAGCAATATAATCATTTTCGGCACCCATCACAAATACACGATGTTCAAATCCACATTGATTGGCGGATAAACCTAGACCATTATTCTTCTTACAAGTTTCAACAAGTGTTGATGCAAAACTATTTGGATTGATTGGTGCATTTTGAAAATCAAATTCTGGTAATGTCTTATGCAATAATGGATGTGTTGGATCAACCAAATCAAATGTTTCTATGACTGGTTGTTCTGCTTTTGGTTTTTTTAATACGTCTGTGGTATCATATAATACAATTTTATCGTCACTCATTTTGCAATCCTTGAAAAGTTTCCTTTTTTCTCAAACTTAATAACCGAACGGAACTTATCGAACAGTTGGTCACCTTTGTGGGAAATAACAAATACATTTGTGTCTTGTCCCATTTCATGTATCAACTTTAAAAATTCTTCTGTACCAACTGTATCAAGGCTAGAATCAAATACCTCATCTAGTATCAATAAGTTTGTATTGGTAGAATTCTTCATCTTAGCAATTTGTCTCCATGTAAAAAGGAGTGCTAGGTCAATACGCATCTTCTCACCTTCGGAGAAATTGGCATAAGAGAACTCATCACGGTGTCTACTCTTAATTGTTTCTTCAAAGTTTTCGTTGATGTTAAAGTTAACAAAGAAGTCCATGGCAGTCAGGTACTTGTTAATCAACTTATTCATAATTGGCAGATATTGTTTAATGATTTTGGTTTTGATACCAGTATCTTTCAACAACGAACCTGCAAATTCATAATAATGTTTTTCATTCATCAATTCTTCATATGCCACATTGAACTCAAACAACTCAGCTTTCAATTCAAGTAATTTTTGGTTGTCAGTTTGTGGACTATTAACCTTAACAGACAGTTCATCATATTGTTTATTTAACTTATCAATATATGTACTAATGGCTTTCACCGTGGCATTATGTTCTGTTATTTGATTTTGGTGTTCAATTATGTGTTGAATAATCTTGGTAATATCCGACATTTCATTGGTGATATTCTCAAGTTCAGTTTCTACCTCAGTAAGACCGGTCTTCTGTGTATTTAATTTGTTGGTACGTTCTGTAACCTGTTGTTCTTTGAAATCTGGTTCAATAGATTGTTTACAAGTAGGACAGTTATCGTTGTGTTGGTAGAACTCAATATCTTTTTCGTTCTTCTTGATATTGTTTTCAATCTTACCTTTGACCTGAAACAAACCTTTGGATTTCTTTTCCAGTTTTTCTTTCTTGTCACCAATCTTTGAGTTCAATACTTTAACATGTCTGTTAATTAACTCAATATCATTTCGTAATTTGTTATGTTGTTCTTTTGATTTACCTATTTCAGCCAGTATCTTGGCAATCTCAACATCGGTGTGTATCTTATGTTCTTCAATATTCTGTAATTGAAGTTTAATCTTTTCTTCCGTTAGAGAAATACCATACTTGGCTTTAGTGATATCTTCTTTGAACTCGGATAGTTTTTCTTTAACCACACCGTTCATTGACGAAAAGATTTGAATGTCGAGTAGGTCTTCGATAATAGTTCTACGGTCATTGGCAGATAACTGCATGAACGGAACAAATGATGCTGAACCAAGGATGACCACCTGCGTAAAGGACTTGTAGTTTAATTTGAGAATTTGTTTCTCTAGTACCTCTTGATAGTCTTTTGCAGCGGCATCTTGATTCAGCAAAACATCATTAATATAAATCTCGAATGTATTCGGTTTAATACCACGGACAATTTTATATTGTTTCTGACCGATATTAAAGAATACTTCCACAACACAATCTTTTGTATTGATAGAATTGACTAGTTGTGGTTTATTTATTTTACGAAACGGTTTACCAAACAAGCCAAAACAAAGTGCGTCCAATATTGTGGATTTACCAGCACCATTTTGACCAATAATCAAAGTGTTCTGTGATTTGGTAAAATTAATTTCTGTATAATGAGCACCAGTAGAAAGAAAATTCTTCCACCTAACTTTTTGGAATAATATCATGCTTGTTCAGTATTCAAAGCTTCAACGTAAAGTTCTTTAAGAATGTTTTTTAATTTGGTGTTATCAATATTATCTTCGGAGATACCATCAACATATTTGTTTAGTATTGTGATTGTATCTTCGGCTTCATTCACCAATTCTTCATCATCAAACGAAAGTTCGGTAAAATCTTCTGCAATAGTAATGTCGATAGGATTGACATTATACAGGTTATTCATGAACTTGTCAAACAGATAAGGATTGGACTTATTAACCACCACCACTTTGACATAGGTATTCTTGTATTCAGATAGGTCTTTGCCATCGATTTCTTTAATGGTATCTACCTTGTCATCATACAGGATTTTATGGAACATACGATTTGGATTTGGTATGAATTGTATTTCATCTTTCCAAAAATCCATAAGGTGAAATCCTCTGGTATCATTGTAATCTTGCCATGTTAATTCATATGGATTACCAAGATAATAGATGCCATCAGCATTTGATTTGTGGTGATAATGACCAGAGAATGTATAATCAAACTTATTGAATATAGACCTATCTAAACCATCTTGTGATGGCATACCACGATGCATAGCAAAACCAGCAATCTCAAAATGACCCATACAAATTTTTGAATCGGTTTCTTTGATAAAATTCATGGTTTGTTCATAATTGTCGGCACATATCCAAGGTATCATTGCAATTGGTTTTGAACCAATGTAGATAGTTTCTGGTTCTGTGATGACATGTATATTACCATACTCGGCCAATAATAAGTCAACAGAGTTTACATCATTCGTATTTTTAAAATAAGTATCGTGGTTGCCAGCCAACATGAATACTTCACATCCCATCTCTTGTAAAGGGTCAAAGAACATTTCTTTGGTACGTTTGAGTGAATAGAAATTGACATACTTTCTACGGTCAAACGTATCACCTAAAATGAGTACATGTTTAATCTGTTCTTCTCTGATTTTAGGAAAGAACGTATCACGATAAAACTTTTCATAGAAATCTAAGAAATGAACTGAATCATTTCTAGCTCCAAAATGTTGGTCAGTAATTACGGCAATTTTCATTTTTTCATTTCATCATAATCTATATTCATTTTTTGCAATCGTTTACGTTCTGCCTCATACACACGACTTCTAAGTGAAGAACTGGAATAAGGATGTTGTCTCTCATGGTAAAATAATTCTATACCATTATCAAGGCAATATTGTTTTGCTGTAAATGGTTTTGTCTTATATTCATCACCTAAAAAACGAATATTAATTTTTTGTGTTTTAAATAGGTTTTCTAAATCTTGTTCTGTTTCATATACCAAAACCTCATCAACATATTTACAAGAAGATACCTCAACAAAACGTTCATATAAAGATTGAACTGGTTTATTTTTGGTATCTGGTCTATCGATAGTTGGATCAGATTGAATTGCCACAATCAAATAATCACAATGTTGTTTTTCAATTTTCAACATCGTAACATGACCGGCATGAAACAAATCAAAAGTACTACAATTAAAGCCAATTTTTTTCATAATAAGATTATAACACTATTCTATAAATTTTTCAATACCTTTAAGCTTCTTTGCCGCTTTGGAGTCCTTTTTTGCCTGTTTGGCACCTTCATATGTTTCAATAAACTCTGATATGTTGTCGTACAACTCAAATTGTCTGGTAGTACCATCTTCAAATTCCATCATTTCGAATTCATCTAGGATACCAATCTGTTCTGTGGATTTGTACTTCACATATAGCTGTTTCTTTTCTTTCTGTATTCTACGTAGGAAAGCGTAGTAGATAATTTGAGTAAAGTAAGCAAAAGGATTCTTCGATTTGGTTTCATCAAAGTTGGCAAAGTACATCAAACAGTTTTCAATACCATCCGAAATCATTTCATCTCGGTAAGTGTAATTGATAAAGTTTGGCTTGTGTGATAGTCCTTCGGCAATTTTCATAAAGCATTCACCAATATAATTTGGTATACGAGGTTCAGGTAGACCTTTATCGATGGCTTCTTTCTTTTTGGTCTTATATTCGACCAATGCCTTTAAAAAATCTTCGTTATTAATATAATGTTTTTGTTTACTCATTCAAATGTACCATAAAAAGTTGTTGACAGGGGGCTTGACATATGTTATAGTCCTCGGTGTCCCCCTATGATATAAATTAATGAAGGTCTGCTTCATTCATACCTTCTAACTCAGATAAAGCTTCCAACATCATCTTAGTTTCATCTTCAGTTTGTTTTTTACCAACAAACTTATTCATCTTAGTTACCGTTTCATGGTAATACTCAGCGAATTCATCGGAAGGTTCAATCAAACAAAGAACCTCTTCCGTTTTAATCTTAACTGTATTTTCTTTCATCAAAGATAAAGGTAACCAATGTTGCATTACCAAATTGGTGTTTCTAACTTCAAACATCATTGGTGTTTCAAGCTGCATCATAGTTTCATCTTCTGATGTATAATTAAAATGACAAACAACATCTAAACCATCTTTAAAACGAACAATTTTAATATCGTGATTATTTTCCATCTTTAAGTCCTATGTTGTAAATTTTAAATGAGAACTTCTCTTCATTATATATCTTCACTCTTTCCACGAAATGTTGTAGTGTAAAGTTCATATGTTTTTTGTGTCTGAGGTCATCTGCAATGTCGTAGAGTGTTGCAATGGTTTTACCCTCAGACTGCCTGAGACCACGACCAATTGATTGCAAGTTCCTAACTCTGGACTTTGACGGTGACGCAAATATAATATTGTGTAGATTGCGTATATTAATTCCAGTACTAAAGGTACCAAAAGAGGCAACAACAATTGCATCATTTTCCGTCTCCATAATTTTACGAATTTCTTCTCTATCAGTAGTTTCTGTATCACCATGTACAAAAAACACTTTACGTTCACCGGCTCGTTCTTTAATCATATCAAAAAGAATTTTACCATGTTTCTCAACCATCTGATATAATACCAACGTATTGGTCTTTAATGATATACTCAGATTACGGATGAATTTGTTTCTTGATTCATTGGCAATTAAATACTGAATTTCTTCCGCATAAGTTGCACCTTTCATCTCAGCACATATCTCATCTGAATGTCTAAGTACCAAACACTTGATAACAAAATCAGATAGTTGTTTCTTATCAATCAGTTCTTTGGTTGTAATAACCTTCTCAACAGGTCCAAACAAACCTTCTAGTACCAACTTATGTGTTTTGGTTCCATCCAAAGTACCAGTCAAACCAATACGATACTTTGTTTTATTGGCAGAAGTCATAATGGTTGTTAATGACTGTGCCTTGAACAGGTGTGCTTCGTCACCTATGATATAGTCAAACTGTTCAAAGTATTCTTTCGGCATTTGATACAAAGATTGCCATGTGGATATTGTGATTGCTTTATCTGTGGTCTTTTCTTTGCCTTGATATATTCTATGTACATGCATGAAGTTTTTAAAACCAGTTTCACTGGCATAATCACCAAAATCAGAATACAACTGTTCTACCAAAGATGTGGTTGGAACAATAATTAAACCTCTAAGATTCTGATAGTCTAGTAATTGCCGGCAAATAAGATATATGATTAATGATTTGCCTGATGCCGTTGGCGACAATAATAATGCTCTACGATTACGCATTGCGTGAACATAAGCATTTAATTGATGTTCTCTGACTTCAATTGGTTTACCATTAGAATGTAGATTCAATTGTTTGATGAATTTTTCTGCCAAATATACAGAATAATCATCTGTAAGTTCTTCTATTTCGTATGTATATTCACGTTCTGCACAGAATTCTTTGAGATAAGGTACAAGACCAAGATAGATTTGGCCAGATTGTAAAGCAAACAATCGAATCTTACCATCCCAAATTCGGTTCCGATAGGCTGGAACGAACTGATAACCTGGTACAAAGAATGTGAAGAACTCAGACAATTCCATCGCAATGTGGCGTTCACAGGCCACTTTGGCGAATACTTCGTCTTTCTTAGTTATAACTAAATCACTGGCCACCGATGAATTTCTCCCATGATATAAAGTCACGTAGTTGCCATGTTCTTTGTTTCAATTCGTTCATAATAGATTCTAATACTGATACGACTTCTTCGTGATAGACCTTCTTCTCAAGCAACTTGATAAGGTCTGAATCTGCTTCTAGGTATGTTGTTATGTCAGACTTCAGAGCAAACTGAAATGGTTCCCAACCATATTGTTCCAATTCATCTTGTGACATTTTACCAGTAAAGTATTCCCATTTGACTTTACGCATACGTAAATAATCAAAATGTGCCTTTTTGGAGGCAATTTTATGTTTGGTGAGCATTGCCAAGTATTTACTATGATAACGAGGTATCTTTAATAATTCCTTGGATGGTTCCGTGCTATCAATTACTGCATCGGATTCCCACATTTTTAATATCTGTTCAAGTGTTTCCATATATTTTTCTCAATATAATCAATAGGTTACATAATAAAAACATTATATCACAAAAGTATTATACTGTCAAGTACTTATACGATTGATACCTAAATGTTGCTCTACAAGTAATAATAGTATCGGCCGATAATTTGGTATCAAAATTAATATCACTTAGTGTTAATGGAAACACATTAGCAAATTCAATTCTTAATACTGGATTA